AATCTAACCCTAGTAGCTACTGCATCTGCAGCCCATAATTCTACAGTTAATCTAAGCTTCTGACCAATACTGAAATGTTGTTTTGTTATTGTAACCTTTATAGTTTCCCTAGTATAATAAGGTGCAGCTGCCCCCCAAGAATAATTACTAGTCTGAGCAGTACCTATCTGTGTCTCTACACCTGCAGCTGTTACATGATTAACTTTTATTATAATATAACTATCTGCCAAAGTATTCTCATAAGGTATATAAGTTAAACTTACGATTCCAATACCTGACACTACAGCAGGAACTTTCATTTCTACATCGAAATCTTTATCAATAATCTTTGTAGTATTTCCTGTACCGTCAGTAGTACCTTCAGTATACCATATCCTAGAAGGTGCATCTACTTGTCTAGGAGTTAAAAAGTATGCAGTAGTTCCCTCAATATCACTTGCACAAGCATAATATCTACGATAACCAGTTCCTGAAGTAATATCAAGCCAGTCATAACTACTAACAACTGGACTAATACTTTCAAAGTGTTTTGGTATGCCTGCCATTATGGATAAACTCCACCGCCTACTCTAACAAAGTCCTTTTTCATCTCTTCTCTAAGTATTGATATATCATTTAATAACATTTGATATAAAGTATTTATTCTTGCTACTGCTTCCTGAATATTTAAGAATCCGCTCATGTCACAATTAATTATCATTATTGCACCGAAGCATCCTGCAGCATGAACTAGTAATCGTTCAACATCTACATAAGTTGCACTATATGCAGTGTACCAGTCACTCCAATTATAACCACTAGCAGCATTTATATATCCCTCGGCTTGTAGTCCAAATTCTAAAAGGTATGCAGCACCAGTATAGGTACTATTAACATTCGCTCCAGCGAGGTAAGTCATTGGAGTTCCTAAAGCATAAGTTACAGCCATTATTTATCCCTCATCCTAAAACTTAATTCTCGACGCAAATCTTCTAAGACTTCACAAAGTGCATAATTATCATTAGAAATAACTATTTTATCTTTCTCATTTAATGCTGTACTAGTGTATTTGTCCTTAAAATTCATTTAATACCTTACCCATAAGGGTAATCTCGTCGAATGATTTGCCCAGGCGGCTCTTATTAAGCCTTCTGTAATGTGACTGTAACGACCATATATTTTAATATTTGCTTTTGAAGGGTCATGTTCAATCATTATCGACTTTAAACTGGTAAAAACTTCTGGGTCATCTAAGAGTTCAATCTCTCCAGATTCCATCATTCGTAGTAAGTTCATATAAAGGTCTTCTTTTAAGAGTTTTCTTTTTCTAGTGTCGTCTCTATCTAAGCTTCTACTAGCATTATTTATTGCAATAACTTTCCCTTTAGTTTGTGGAGTGTTTAATAATTGGTCAAATACTGCAACTCCGAGTCCGCCATCATCTATATAGATATTACGGAAATCGTATTTTGCATCTAAAATAAGAGTTTGCATAATTGTTTCTGTAGTTAGGGTATACTTAAAAACTAAATTCTCCCTATGTAACCATTTCTTATCTACCTTTTCTAAAATCTCAAAAGTAGTCTCATCACCACCCATCCGAGCAACATCTTGCCCAAGAAAATAAGTGCCTGGGGGAATATTGGGTCTACGCTTAAGCGTTTGACATTTTTGGATAAGCGAGTCAGGAAAGAGTTGTCCTAATTCTTCTTGGAATTGTGCAAGGTATTGTTGAGCATATTCCATAGGAGACATACGCTCCTTCTCCCTAGCCAAGTATTGAAGCATCCTAGTTCGCATTGGCTCTGCTCTAGCTTCAGCAACCTCTTCACTATTTACATGAAATGTTTTAAAACCGAAAGAAGGGTCAGTATAGGCTTTATAAAAATAACCTTCCTGAGCGTTGGGCGTAGAAAGAAGCCACAAGCTCCCACCTGTGGTAAGTAACATTGGGGTGATGCTTGCCCAAATCGTCTCAGGAAGATAAGCACATTCGTCAGGAACTACAACGTCCATAGTTAAACCTCTAGCACCAGTACCATACTGTCCCACAGCCTTAGTCATAGCATAAGAGCCATTTTTTAAGTGTACCTTATGCTTAGTAGGTTTATCCTTACCCTTAGAAATAAGGGATTTATCAATATCAAACAAGTGAGAAATAATTTTAGAAAGCATAAGTTCAGCCTGGTCTTCAGTAGGAGAAATGATTAAGACAGACTTCTTAGGATTAGAAGAAATGAAACGAGCAGTCTTTAAAGCTATAATTTCTGATTTACCAACTTGCCTGCCAGAACAGAGACATATATTCCCCTCTGCAGCGAGAACTTCCTCTTGCCACTTATCAAGAATCATAACATACACGTCACGAGATATACTAGAGATAATTGTGACATCCACCCCCTATCCCTTTCCCTTTCCCCCTAACTGTCGCTGGATGTTTATAAAGTTTATTGTTTTCTTTTATAAATGCGGTATACTAGTATACATTTACGTATACTGGTGTACTTGTTGTTGATAATTGTATACTAGTATACATAGTGACATACTAGTATACCCACTTTATAAATAGTTTATATACTCATCCTAATTGTTTCTGGCTCACCGTCCATGAGTCATTGATTTGTTATGAGTGAGTGAGTATCATACTTTGTATGATACTTGTATGATTGAAATTATAAATCTATGCGAATGAGACTGGTGAGCCGAAACTACCAAAAAACAGTGTAATTGGGGTAAAAATGAATAAATTCACTGGTTAGTGGTTACGTTGGATGTTACGTATACAGGAGTTATCTTTCATAAACTTTATATACTAGTTCAACACTTTTTATGTTAGATGTACATGTTGTGAGGGTTTGGCTAGTTGGGGGAGTGTGTATTTTTCTCTTTTCTCTTCTTTTTTGATACTTTTTTCTTCTCTTTTCTCTTTTTGCTCATGTCACGTGTAGGACTAACTACTATCTAGTGCACATGTACTTATCTTTCACAACATTTATATACTAGTTCATACACATATACGTATTAAGGTGATGCGTAATGTGTGAACATAACAATACGGAACAAACAACATACAATGATGATGGCTGCATATGGGATTGCGTAGTATGCCATGATTGTGGGGAATGGTGGTAAACATGACAACCTGCTATATATGCAAAAAAAGAATAAAAAAAGGAGAACATACAGAACTACTATATATACCTGTAGGGGCTGAACATATTGCAGAAAGAGTCCATAGAAAGAGGTGTTTATAATGCAAGATATAACAGAAAAAATAATAGAACGCATAAGAAAAGATAGGGAATATGAAGATACAGACCCTTATGACGCATGGAGAGATAAACAGATGGAATTAGAAGCAGTAAAAGCAGAATTTGAAGATGCAGCCAAATATGCTACAATAATGGTAAAGAAACCATATACTAAAGAATGGGGGAATGAATTAAAATGACTAAGAAACAAGAGATAACAATGAGCCAAGCTAAGATTTTAGTATATCTTAGTGTGGTACACAATACTAGAAAGTATGTAGCAGCAATAGATGCAAAGGTGGGCAATGATTACAGCTATACAATGCGTGTATTACAACGTATGGTGCAATTAGGATGGCTTAAGAAGCATCAATTAAGCCGTAAGATGTTTTATGACCTTACACCATTAGCACCGCTAGAATTGGCTAGAAAGTGCCTTTTAGATGAAACATTACAGCGAGACTTAGAAGCAAACTATACACAAGAAGAACTACCACAGGTGATGAAGAATGAGATTAAACAAGAAAACACTGAACAAACTGAAGAAGAAATTTTGTAAATGCGGACATTTAAAGAATTTACACCAGCCAGAATGTGATGGTGTAATTAGATGCCAAGTAAAGTTAAGAGTAGATAGGCGTTGGATGCAATGTGGTTGTAAGATATGAAGATAATCATAGATACTAGGGAGCAACTTCCACTCTCCTTTACTGGTCACGAGACAATCAGCCGCAAACTAGATGAAGGAGACTACAATATAGAAGAATTAGAAGACTATATTGTAATTGAACGCAAATCTTATGATGACCTATACTCAAGCATTACACACTGGCATATACGCTTTAAGAGCGAGATTAAGAGAGCTATACTTAAAAAGAAAGACTTTTATATAGCACTAGAAGGCAACTTACAAGAATTTTATACACTCAAATGGACACCACGAAAACTAGAATCAAAGCCTGAAACCATACAAAAAATTATTAATACAATGAGAGAACGATATGCACTAATATTCATCGAATCCAACAACAGAGAAGAACTAAGCAAAAAAATACTAGAGGTATTCGAGAACGAAAAAAAACTAAAACGGAGATGAAAATAAATGGTAGACGTAACACAAGCAATGGAAGGAACATACCTAACCTGCGATATAGTAAGAGACAGCCCAACAAAAAAGATGGCCATAGTAGACGCTGGAGAATATAAGGAAGCAACATACGAAAACAAGAAATATGAAAAGTTCGAGCTGACAGTAGAGATAGATTTTAAGAAGAAATCCTGGGCACCAAATAAGGATAGCATCAGAAATCTAGCTGCAGCCTATGGTAGAGATTCTAGACTATGGGTTGGGAAGATATGCCAAGCTACTATACAGAAGGTAAATGGTAAGGATGGGATAGTAGCCTATCCAATGCCTGAAATAAAGGTAAGTTCAGAACAGGTTTAAACTTTATTATATGGGGCTGGGGGTGGTCGAGGGTCTGGGGGGTTATTCTCGACTATCTTTCCAGTCTCAGGATTTATTTGTACCCCTAAATCTACTTCTGATATCCAAAAGTCTACAGTATCAGCAGCTAATTTGCTTATAAGCGTGGCTGCACTTGCAGCAGCAGCACTAGCAGCAGCAGACTCTATTTGTGGAAGAAAGAATACTCCTACACCAATGGCAGCACTAGCAAGCATCTTAATAGTTTCCTTATTCTTCTTTAACCATATCTTAAACTTGTATCCTTTGAATGACATTGATTCGCTTTTTAATTTTATAGTTTCCATTTTAACCTGTTCTCCCTGTTTTTATTGTACAGTTTGTATTTGTAAAGTAGCATGCTGTACTATTGCATGTGTAAGACATGCTGCTATCTCTCCAATGCTTATCACAACTATAATCCCCCACAATAACTACTTGTCCTGATATCAAATCTATAGAATAATTATTTGAATCAAGAGAAAATGCTACACTATTAGAAAAATTAAGTATATCATTATAAGGATATAGTACACTAAGATTTGATAGATTTAATTTAAAAGTAGCAGTCTGAGTGGATGAGCCAAACTTCATCGTCTGTTGTGTAATATTATAGAAACCGTACAAACTACCGTTTAATGCTCCCCCTGATGTCATAGCAATATAAGTGGAATATGCAGGATTAGCACCATACTGTGAGGGATTCGTACTTATAATATTATCATATAATGGATTAATATATAATTCTGTAATGTTTGTTAGGTTAGTAAAATAAAAACTCCTATACCAATATGTAGGCAATGAAAGACTCATAGAACGCATGCCCTGACCGAAAACGTATACTTCCACGCCATTATCATAAATATTATTGTTACCTATAGTTATATTTGAGCTATTTCCTGGAACAAAATAGTTCCATCCTTTATATCTTTGTCCGAAGAACCATGCAGTGCATGGCTCATTCTGTGAATGTACAGCAGTATTTATGCCACTTGTTGAACGATTAATATTACATACTATGCTTACATTGTTATAATCTATATAAACATTTCTGGCTGCTGATGCTTCTAAGATGACATCTGGCATTTGATAAAAGGTATTGTTAGAAATATTTATCATACTAGCATTAATTATCTCTAAGGCTACAGCATAATAATCAATATTGTTGCTTATATTATAGAAAACATTATTAAGAATGTGTGTCATTAATGTAGGGTTATTACCATTGATGACTATAGACCTATCCTGTCTAGTGAACGTATTATTAGATATAGTTGTCAGATACGTTCCCCCTGTTATTTGTATACCCATCTGTGAACCATTAAAAATATTTCTAGTAACACTCATATTTGTAGTAGTCAATAAATATATAGTGTCTAGTCTATCACCACATCCTATGTCTGGACAAGTAAAATTATTCTCTGAAATACTAAAATTATTCAT